CAGGGACGATACGGAAAATCAGAATACCTCCAAATCATCCAGATTATGGGAAGCCCTTTTCCCGTGATGCATATAAGTTCAAATTGCGAAATTTGGTAGAAAATACCACGATGGAAGGTTGGTTAAACTATACACAGTTTTTCCAGTTGATTCGTCAAAGATCCATTGAAAAGACACAATATCGGAAGAACCCAGCTGACTGGGCCTTTGAGAATCCATTGATTATGAAGCAGGAGGATTTGGATAAATTGGTAGAGAATCCTAAATTACTTGCATTGAAGAGAGAGAATCCGCGGCCAGATTATTCAAAGATGGAAATTGTGGCACAAGGGAAGATGTGGACGCGAGGGGAGATAACTTTGAAAGATGTGTCAGACCCCTCAAAGATAGTGAAGGTGGATGGAGAAATTGAAGTAGAAGAGAAACAGACAATGGAGAGTACCTATTTCCAGTATGTGGATCGTTCTAAACAATTTGTTTCTATTGTACCTCCAGTGCTGCTTTCAAATAAACCTATGACAGATAAAGAGGCAGATCACCAACGAAAGTTGAGAGAAGTAGCACAGGAAAATCATCTAGAATTTCTGTACAATTACAAAGCTGAATTGGCCAAAAAGACGGGTTCATTGATTGATGAAGCCAAATTGGCCGTGAAGCAAATGGAAGAAGCAATAAAGTCAAATGCTGAAAAGAGTATGATTTTGAAGGTGATATTGGGTACAGCAGCTGTGGTAGGAGCAGTGGGGACAATGTACTGGGTGTACAAATTTTTCTTCCGAGATGAGGGAATGGAAGCCCATAAGATGGGAAATCCAGAGTATTCTGGCGTTGCGAAAAATGCATTGGGTAGGAGAAAGTTGAAACCTGTACAGAATCCAGTTCCAGCAAATGTGAGGTTTGTAAAAGTAGGAGCACACGGAGGAGAGATGGCGTTGTCATTGTTTATGGAAAAGACATTAAAACCAAATATGGGAAGGATGTGTTTTTACCCGGGGCCAGGAATGAAGCCTGATTGCTGTGGTTTCCTGATGGTTGAAGGGACCAAAGGAATTGTAGCAAAACATATGTGGTACTTGATGGGTGGAAAGGATGCCTTTGTTGTGTTGCAGTGCAACAGAGGGGGAGAATTTCGTTTCAAGGTGTCAGAACTTCAGCGAAGTATGGACGCAGTGAATGATACGAGCTTTTTCATTTTGCCGTTAGGGAAGAACGAATGGAGAAAGGAAGGAATTCAAGAATTCCGAAATATAAAGCATCATTTCTTAACTGATAAGGAAGCAGATGATGCCAATATTTCACACACAACATTGTTCTTCTCGCAACCTGGAGAAGGAGATCTGAGGATAGAATCATTCTCTACGGAACGAGCACAAACTCCGGTTGGATATGGGTTTTCACACGGTCCAGGCATTAAATGTTTGTCGACAGTGACTTATCCGACTGGTACAATGCCAGGGATGTGTACTAGTCCTATAATTGTACACAATACTTTTATCACAACCAAGATTTTGGCTCACCATGTAGCAGGGGGACCTCATTCGGGAGTGGGAGCTGTGTTGACACAGGGCCATTTAACTGAAGGTTTTGCGGCCTGTGAAAAAGACACAGCTATTGCAAATGAGTATTGGAAAGGCACGTCCATGTCAGATATTGTGACGGGAAATGTTGATCCAGAATATTCACCTGTGATGGAATTAGTGGAACAAGTTGAAGCAGAGAGTCAAGGATTCAGAGAAGAATGGGTTGATGAAACTAAGGAACCCATGTTGATATATGATGAGAGACACAATTACCGGGGCCAGTTGAAAGACAAGGCCTTGTGGGTCAGATTTCCACATAAGTCAGAAATAGTCCCTTCATTGTTGGCAGGAGAGATATGTGAACCAACAACAGGACCAGCGGCTCTGGCGAAGTTCAAGCACCCGGTGACAGGTGAGGAGATCTTTCCTCTTCAGAAAGCTTTGGCCAAGTTGGTGAAGGTTCCAGGAACAGATTTTGACCGTGAGCTGGAAGAAGAATGTGAAAAGATCATTGTTCAAAGTATTCCTTGCTTAGTACCAGCCCGTTTGTTGACATGGGAGGAAACAATACGAGGAGTAGATGGATGGCAATTCACAAGATCGATGCGAACAGATACAGCTCTTGGATTCACTGGATCTCCAAAGAAAGGAAAAGGAAAATCTGAAGCGGTTTGGAGAGATGAAAGAGGACAACTTCATTTTCAAGAAGGGTGGAAGGAAAAATGCATAGAGGCAGAGACTGGTTACAAACAAGGTTTGACTGGTTTTGGAGCGAATACCTTGCATTTGAAAGACGAGAGACGAAAGCTGATAAAAGTGACAAATGGAGATACAAGACCTTTTATCGGTTCATTTTTCGTTCATTATTGCAATTGGAGACGAAGGTTTTGTTCATTCTTTGAAAATCTTGCGCAATCGCGCCATTTGATGGGGGCCTGTATCGGGATCAATCCGCATTCCACTCAGTGGCAAGCATTGTTGATGTATCTGCAGGAAGTCGGATTGCAAGCCAAAGCCCTGGAAGGGGATGCTAGCAATTTTGACAATAGTGGAGAGACGGAATATAATGCGGGGTTTGTACGAATTGTGAATGGATGGTATGGAATTCACTGGGAAGGAAGCCTGGAAGAATTAGAAGAAGATAATAGGGCACGAGATGCTATTTACAGAGAAGTATCAGGACCATGTGCTTATGTTATTGTGGGAAAGGATGTTATTCAGCCTGAACAGTTCTTTGGATCAGGTGGTTTAAATACTTTCGGAGTAAATTGCATTAAGACCTTGAAGAATTCCATTTATCTCCCGTCAAGAAGAGCTAAGAGAGTGACTCAGGTGTGGGAAGGACTACACAACATGTGGCAGGGAGAGAAATGGGAGAATGAAGAAGCAGCGACAAAGGATTTGAAATTGTTGGTGAGCCTTTTCAACCAGAGACAAGAAAAATGGAGTACAAAGAAAATTGTGGAATTTTGTGCTTCAACCCATGGGATGAGAATGTTTACTCCAGGAACAGTGAAAGAATGGACACGGTGCGCCTCAGGAGGAGATGATATTGTGATGACCCTGGCGGAAATTATGGAGTGGTTCACTTTTGAAATGTGGTGTGAGGAAGCCAAGGCAATTGGATATACCTACACAACATCAAGAAAGGATGGAAGCATGTACGATACCAAAGATCTAAGTGAAGTGACATTCCTCAAGAGAAGGTTTGACACAACAATAATACCAGGGTTGGTGACAGCGCCCATGGAGCTTGAGGATTTGGAAGAGATCTTAAACTGGCAGACAGTGAAGATGGAAAAGCACGAGGCAGCTCATGAACTTGTGAGGTGTGTGCTATTTGAGTTGTTTCATTATGGAAAACCAATGTTCGAAGAAAAGATGGAAAAGTACAACAAGGTGTTGGTGAGAAAGGGTTGTAAGCCCGTCTTGCTGTCATATGTTGATTTGATGCATCAATTTTTGGATGAGTCTGGATTATACGAAGAGCCTAAATATAGTATGATCGCAGAAGCTGTAGGTTTGCAGATGGAGATAGCACCCTGGGAAGCTCAGATGAAAGTGGGAGAAAATGAAGCGCAAGGTAGGACCTTTAGTTCCCAGATAAGTGAGATTCGTGGAGAGGTCACGAGATTGGAACATGCATATGCTGGACAACCTGGGGTGGAAGAAGCAAGTCAAATACTTAGGGAGCGTTTGAAAGATCTTGAGGAGGTATCAAACGTGGGAGTGTTTATTCCAACACGAGAACGGTTAAAGATGAAACTCCAGGAGAAACAGATCAAGAAAGAACTGGGCAAGTGTGTGGATATTATGAAGGCCCAGGGGAAGACAGGACTTCAGGATTCTCTGCGAAATAAGTTCTATGCTGTCTACAACTTTGCACCAATCTATGAATATTCTAGAATGGAGAGTGGAATTTGGGTAGCAAAATCCACCATTTTTGGAAGAAAGTGGGACGGGGCAGGAGTAAATAAGAAGGAAGCAGAAGAATGTTTGTTAGAAGAGATGCTTAAAGAATTGAAAATCTTGGAAGGCGGAGAAATAAAGCGTGATGTGACCCTTCTCGAGAAAGCAGGAAGAGAGAAACGTACAGGAGATGAATCTAATACCAAACTTGTGAAAGTACCTGAACAAGAGTTCGAAGCATTGATCAAGCAATTGAGAGAATCTGATATAGACTCAACGTTGAAAGAAAAGTTCAACAAGTTGTACCAGATGAGAGCCCAAGGGGCCGACTGGGAGGTAGAAAGACCAACAGTATCATTGCAGCAACAGAGAATTTCAGCAGCTTGCCAGGGAGAATCTGTGGTGTGGGGCCTTATAATGAGATTTGCAGGGCCAGTGATGAATTGTCGGCTGGCATCTACGTGTAAAGCTATCAGAAATGCAGCAAATAACCCCTTGTATTGGAGGGAGTTATTTGGCAAGATGATAGGACTCAAAGTAGGTGCGCATCCTAAGGAACACACAGGACTCTTTGATGAAGCGATGATTTCTGAGTTCAAGACTGAAAATTTTAATCCGACGGTCTTTTGGAGCATTGAGCATCCCTGGAAGGAGATGTGTCGTTACTTTATGGAAAGAGACAAAGTGAATGAGTTGTGTGAGAAATTTTGTGAAGAAGATGAACTAAAAGTATTGCCCAGATTGAAGTATCATTTGGAAAGAGATTACAAATTGGCGACTCTGCATGCAGTTCATGAAAACACTCATTGGAATGTTACAAAACCTTTGTGGAAATCACATGTTTTGGAAGGACGATCTTATATGCCTTTCAGGACTGCTTTTGTGGATGAATTTTTGCCAAATTGTATTTATGCAGAATTTCCTGAACGCATGGGAGGAGTAAGACGAATGAATCATTGCCATTTTGCAATTGTGTATTGGGGACTGAAGATGCGAGAGTACTTGGTGTACCAGAAGAAGAGAGATAAGAGTGAGATGGTTAGTCTGGGAGTCAGATGGAAACGAGATATCAAGGCGATCATGAAGCATTCCATGGACCACTGGGACTTGTCCTTTGTGGATTGGGAAGCCGAAAAGTGGGAGTATGCCCTCACTTGTTGTGCACATGGAGGGGAAAAATGTATTAAGTATCATCAGTATGATGTATTTCTCTCTGAGTTCAAGGAGACAAGTTCAAAAGACTGGTTTGAAGTGATGGACCAGATGTGGAAAGACCGAATGAAGAAGTTGCTGCAAGCAATGGACGGAATGGAAGTGGCCCAAAAAGATTATGAACGGACCAAGGATCTTACAACCTTGATGATGAAGACAGGACAAATGTTGGTTATGGCGACAGATTTGAATCCAAAATTCCCGACTGTTTGTGACAAGTTGGGGTATATGAGCGATCGAGTTCTTTACGCTCATTCGGATAACCAGGCGAAGGCGGGAGTGGAAGCAGTGGTGACAGAAGAGATAACTGATCTCCAAGCCATTACCACCCTGTCTGGCATTGCAGAACCAGATGTAATTCCAACAGGAGCAAGATTTCAGCCATGGAAAGGTAAAGAGAATCCTCTGCAGACGGAAAAGATTGGATCAATCTTTGAACGAGAGTATCAAATAGGAGGATTTACATGGTCAGGATCAACAACAGCAGGAACCATAATACAAACATGGGCATTCCCAGATGCATTGATAGGTTTCGCTCCGAACTTGCAGGAAAAGTTGTCTCGTTTTCATTATTTCAAGGCAAATATGACAGCGATTGATGTATCAATTTCAGCAAATCAGTTCTACAGCGGAATGCTGATGTGCAATTGGGTACCATTTTCGTATAGCACGGCAAAGCTCTCAAATATCTGGACTGCGTCAACATGCAATCCAGTGCTGATACCAGCAGGTGAGCCAGCTAGAATACGAATTGAAATGCCATGGGTGAATAATAAGACTTATTGGACCGATGAAAGTCTTGGAGATGGCCTTGGACATATGGGATTCTTTCAGATCATGATCATGCATCCCTTGTCGTTGATTGGATCAACAAATACACCCAGTGTGCCAGTAGCAGTGTGGGCACATTTTGAGGGGGCAGACCCAGCAGGACCCTCCTTAAATGCTCATTCAGGTTCAATGAAGGATGAGCAAAAGACACGCAGTAAAGGCGGACCAATCAGTTCAGGGTTGAATGCGATGGCAGACGTAGCAGTGACCATGTTCTCACGAACACTGATGGACCCTAGACTTGCAGCGGGGACAGCAGCCGTTTCGATGGGGCTTAAAGCTCTGGCAAGTGCAGCGCGAAAAGCGGGATTGTCTAACCCTATCTCGCTCAAATCAGAAGATCCAATTTTGAATCATACTACGTCGTCATTTGCGAATTCAACAGGTCTTGATGCCGCCATGACGATGACACTGGATCCAGCAGCAACAGTGTCAAATGACCGAAGTGTATTTGGTTGTTCAGATATTGTGGATAGTTACAAATATCTGGGAATGCTGCCAGGGCTTTTCGATACCTGGAGTTTTGATGGGACTTCAGTAAGTGGAGTGGTGGTGAAAACCTACCGCATCCGGCCCTCTATGTGTGCCACATTTTTGGACACAACCGTTGGACATAAATACAAGACGTATCTTACACCTCTCGCAACGTGTGCTTATCCTCATAAGTACTGGCGAGGGAC